CTATTGTTAAATTAGATGAATACCCAGCCGACAGGTGGGCTAACGAACACAAACAACGAAATGGTTGGCTGAATGACGTTATCCCGCAAGAGGGAGACGTGTTCTTTATTACCTGCGTGGACGAGATAGTCCGCACTGACCTGTATGACGGCATTATAGCCCCCGTAGAGGCGTCCTTAGTCTTAGATAACTACTATTACTACTTTAACTGTAAAGACGTTGGAACGAACCCCACGCACCCCATGTCGGTAGTCTTTAGCGAGATACCCGATTCTGTGAACGAATTATGGGAAAAGTGTAGTTCTGGTTGGTCGTTAATGATGCCGGACTGCGGTTGGCACTTCTCCTATCTGGGTGGAGTAGACACTATCAAACGCAAATTGTCTGCTTTTTCTCATGCTGAATATGACAATGATGGGGTTAAGAACGCTCTGGCTGATAATCTAAAGAACCTTAAAGACCCATTTGATAGGGATGAACACACCTTTGAGATAGTTAAGCTAGACGACCATCCAGAGTATTTGATGCAGAACCTCGATAAGTATAAGGAGTATATCCATGTATAAGTTGAATCTCGGTAGTGGAGAAGACCATTTAGAGGGGTTTATAAATATAGATAAGTATGACCCTGAAGCTGATATTATGGCTGATATTACCCAGCTTCCGTATGAGAGTGGGTCTTGTGATGAACTCCGTGCCTACCAAGTGTTTGAACATATTGCCTATAACCTGGAAGACCAACTGTTCAAAGAGTGCCACCGTGTGTTATGCGTAGGAGGAAAGTTGATAGTTGAAACTCCCGACTTTGACGTAGCCTGTCAGATGGTTTTGGACAGAGGGATAGATTATACCACTACCATAATGATGTTCGGCGAGTATCACCGCCCGTGGGACAAGGATAGATACGCAGACTGGGACTTCAACGCTCCTTCGTTACACATAAACTCATGGGACTACCGTAAGTTTGAAGAATTTGCCAAAAAGTACGGCTTTAGTGTACGAGAGCGAACAGAAGACGAACAAGACCCCCGATATAACCCCGAAACAACTTTAAGTGTGGAGTTAATCAAGTTATGATTTCATTTATAATCCCCTGCTACTGGCACAGCAAGAAATTACTGGACATGACCTCCGAGTGTATAGGGGGGGTATGGGACAAGGGCGAAGTTTTAGTTATAGCCGATAAGCAGTCCTACGCCAAGAATGTCAACAAGGGGTTTAAGATTGCCCGTGGCGATATAATTGTAGTTTTAAATAACGATTTAAAATTTATAGACCCCTATTGGTTGCACCACTTAACCGAACCACTAAAGGAATATGACATCTGTTCGATTAGAACTACCGAGGAGGGCTGGGAAACCCGCGACGAGTTAGAGGAGGATGCAAAATTCGGCTCTATCTGGGCTTTTAGGCGTGAAGTTTACGACGAAATCGGCGACTTAGATGAGTCTTTCGGCAATTATTTTGAGGATTTGGACTTCCACAAGAGGGCTACTGACGCTGGGTTTAGGGTGGTTAAAAACCACAATGGGTTGGTAGAACACCTCGGAAAAGCTACATTTAAGGAAATTGACCCCAAGGATAAACAATACCAAAGGGGAATGGAACTATTCGAGAAGAAGTGGGGTTCAGTATGGTAGAACGTGGAATAATATTAGCCAGAGCCAACGGAACACGTCATAAAGATATATCCGGTGATTGAGATGTTGGGTGGATTGAAACCGTCAACTAGAGGTGAACTGGAGTTAGTGGATATTGACAATTACTATCTAAAGAATGAACTAGAGATGACTCACTATGGTGGGTTTTTTGGGGATATGGGAACGCCCGAAGGGCTGGAGAGAGTATCGAGGCATATTCGTGAGAATAAACTTCCTATGTAATAAGGTCTTTAATGGTTGGAAACCTACCGATACTCGCCTGGGAGGAACCGAGGAGAGTATAGTCCAGTGGGCGAAAGAATTAACCAGACTGGGACACAAGGTCACTGTTTACGACAACGATAACAGGGACTCTTACAACGGTGGTGGTGATGTCTGTATAAACATTAAATCCTCGGACATTCCACCCAAAGAACCAACCCTCTATCTTACCAATGAAACCAATGCCAACGAGTTAGACTTGAGTGCCTACAGTGGAGTTATATGGCCGTCAGAATGGGCTAAGAAACACATCCCCGTTAATAATAAGAATATTTACATCCTACCCCACGGGTATGACCCAAAACAGATATATCCAGGTAAAAAGATTAAAAGACAATGCCTCTATGCTTCGTCACCCGACAGGGGTTTAGACCGCCTCCTAGAGGTATGGCCTGAAGTAAATTGTATGGTTCCTGATGCCACTCTAATTGTTACCTATGGGGCTGACGCAAGTCTGCCAGGAGTTATCAATATGGGTGAGGCGGATGAAGGAACCATGAACGAATTATATCGTACTTCCGATATATGGTGCCATCCCTGTAATGGTGGAGAGCTATTTGGTATCACGGGGGTCAAAGCCCAAGTTGCGGGATGTGTACCAGTTATTATCCCGACCATGGCTTTAGCGGAAACTGTTAAGGTCTATATGGAAGCCACTAACGATAATTATGCTGAAGTGCTTATTAAGACTCTATTAAATGCTAAAATGCGTACAGATGTACGCAAGGAACTGAAAAACTATACCTTCTCGACATGGGAGGATAGTACCCGGATATTGCTCGGATATATCAAAAATGTGCTATAATTTAGGCAAAGATGAGCCTTCTATAAGGAAGTACAATGAAAGCAACATCATTCTTCGGTGGAACAAAACCAAAAGAAACAGGAACCCAAGTTGAACAAGTAGGCAAGACGGGTAGTGCAGAGATGCCTAACCCGACTATTGACCCACGCACTAGAGTAAAACAGGCTAAGAGTTCACCAGCAACACCACATCTTAAATTACATGAAGATGTGTGTCAGGCTAATACGAACGGCAAGTGTTAATATGGGATTTACTTTTAAGGCATACCAAAAGGGTCGAAAAGACAGGGCAAATAAAGGGCTAGCTTTTGACGGTGCCCCTACACTTAAAGCTGGACCAAAGAGTGCTAACGGTCCAAAGGGCGGTTCAAATAAAACTAAAGTTACTCTTAATACTAAAATAAAGTCTGCTGGTAAGACTAAACCCAAAGCCCCAAAAGTTACCAAACATTCTCTTTCTCCCGATAATAAAAAAGGTTATTGGCAGGCAGGAAAATATATTAATTATCCTGTCGGCAAGACTCCTATAAGTTCTACTCCAGCGGGTGTTAGTGCTAAAGCGAATAATGCAGGTAAAAAACAAAAACTAAAGAGTTCAAGGGTTAACTATAAGCAACTTAGAACTATAAAATAAGATAGAAAGGAACTACTGTGGATGGAATTACTGTTGTTCCTAAAGTATCAGAGACACCGATAAGTCCTAGTTATGTAGCCGATGACATACACCCGATTGCGGGCATGTTGGGTTTAGACACCCATAAACTGAGTGATACAGATAAGACTAATTTGGGTGAGATTTATGCTTTTATTCGGGGTGACGCCAAGGAAATGGTAGCAATAGACCTATTACATAAAATCCGTGAGTTAGAGGGTAAACTGGGTATGACCAGCCTAGGTGAACGTCGGGTGGATAAACTATACCGCTATGTTAAACTACAGTCTCAAATAGATAAATTAACTAATGCCAGGGATAGTGAACTACGATGATTGTGACTGTGATTTTTGAAGATAATGCACACACCTAGTGGTCTCCCTGCCCGCACTAGGAATCGGTAATACCAACGCTAGTGTTGTGGCTCATGGTTATCAGTTATAGCTAATAGTGATATAATACAACTAAAGATGAGCCTTTACCGAAACGATAATGGCAAAGACAACTTCAAAAACAACATCTGAAACTTGGACAACACGATACAATACAGCATCTAGCAATCAAGCTAAGATGTTCAAACGCTTTTCTAATTGGTATGACTCTCTATACGCAGTAGTTGGCGTCACTCCTAGTCCGTGGCGTTCCAAGATGTACGTTCCGGTACTTGCGAGGCAAACATGGGCATTAGTATCCAAGTTTTTAGCTATTAAACCAACCTTTCAGGTTAAAGTCGCCTCACCAGATACCTCGGACGAAGATATAGACACTAAGTCCGAGAAGGCTCGCAGAAAATTAGAATATGATTACGAGAACCCCTACATGGAAGAATCCATGCGGGACAAACTGTTCGCCCCTTTATTAGATGCTGTTGTCTGTGGTACGGGAATGGCAAAGGTGGTCTGGCGAGTTGAGAAGAAGGTTAAGTACGCCAGGAATACAGACCGTAGCGGTAACGTAGACCTTACCAAAGAAGAAAAAACCACTAAAACAGTGTCCTACAATGACCTAGAGCCTATTAACATATTTAACGTGTTTGTATCTCCGAGTGCCAAGAATCTTTATGAGTCACCGTGGATTATGATTAAAGAGTTCAAGACTGTCTCCGAGCTTCGAGCAGTCAACGATGCTACTGGTACGCAGATATATAAGAACCTAGACCAATTAGACGGCACGACAGTCTATGACGACGATAACAATTCCTACAATTATTCCCGCAATCGTCTAATGAACCAGCAGGACAGAGTGGATAATACTGTCAAAATGGTTAAATTATTTGAGTGTTACGAAGATGATATGATTTACACCTATGCCGAGAATCAGGGCGAAAAGAGTGACGAGAATGAAGGTAATATGGTGTTGTTGCGTGAGCAGAAGAACCCTTACTGGCATGGTAAATATCCATTAGTTAAGTTCCAGGTTAAGGGCAAACCGTTCCAATTCTGGGGAGAGGGATTATTTGAAACCACCTATCGCCTACAGGCTGGATATAATGACGTATTTAACCACTTCCTAGACCAATGGAACCTATCCGAGAATTCGATGCTTATTGCCAACGAACGCAATAATATAAATGATTATGTGATTGAACCTGGCGGGGTTATAACTTACCGTGGAGACCAACCACCACAACAGTTTAAACATGCTCAACCAGACCATAACAACTTCTCTACCATTCTTAATTATAT